CGCCGTCGGCTCGCCCTTCTCAGCGGCGCCGGACACGTACATGCCCTATGGCGTGCACCCGCTGGCGGCCTACAGCATCGCCCTGCAGGACAATAGCGTCTTCTGGGTGTGCAACGACTTCACCGTCCGCCGACGCAACGGCCAGACGCCGGTACGCGTGAGCGAGCCCGGCATCGAGGCGGTCATCCGCAACGCGCAGGCCAACAACGAGCTGACGGGTGCCTATGCCCTGACGCCGACGTGGGACGGCCACCCCATGTACATCCTGACTATCCCGCTCGCCGGCCGCACGCTAGCGTATGACTGCGTGACGCAGCAGTGGTGGGAGCTGTCGAGTGTCATCGGTGGCCAGGAGGTGCAGTGGCGCGCCCTGAGCTGGTACAACGGCTTCGGGCAGCAGCTCATTGGCGACTCGCAGACGGGCACCATAGGATTCCTCGACGCAACCACCTTCAACGAGTTCGGCGGACCGACCAACATCTGCGCGCTCACGTTCCAGCCGATCTACGAGCAGAACAAGCGCATCACCACGCGCCGACTCGAAGCCGCCGTCACGGCAGGCGCCGGGCTGGTTCCGGGGTACGCGCCGAAGATAACGCTGTACCTCAGCGACGACTGGGGCACGACCTTCTACCTGCTGGGGAGTGAGGACCAGACGCTCGGCGTGCCGGGCGACACCAGCAACCGGTCCTACTGGCTCAATCTCGGGCAGCACCGGTCGCTCGTGGCGCAGCTGCGCGTCACGGACGCGTCGCCGGCCTTTTTCGTTGACGTGAACGCCGACCTAGAGATTGACGGGTCGTGACCAACGTCATCAAGTCAAAGCCAGGACTGACGAGCGCGTCAAACCTCGCGATTCCGCAGGACTGGGACCAGCGATGGTTCAAGAACTTCATTTCGCAGCAGCTGCAGGGCGCGGACGTCCGCAACGCAGTCGGCGCCAGCGGCATCCTAGTAACGGGCAACATCACCAGCCCGTACGCGACGATCGGATTCGGCGCGCCCGTGTCGCTGCCGGGGCCGGTCACTATCAGTGGCGGCAGCCCGTCGTTGACAGTGACCGGGTCGACGGTGCTGGCGAGCACGACGATATCGGCTCTGACGGTGACCGGCGCGACGACATTGACGCCGACGGTCCACATCAACGGACCGGACAACCTCGAATTTCTTGACCTGAACGCCACGCCCGGCTTCACGAGCGGGATCTACATGGGCTTTTCCAGCGCCAGCTCGCTCAAGGGCGCGATCGGGATGGGGCCAATCCTCGGCGGTGGTGTAGGTGTCAACGACTTGGCGCTGTACACTACCGTTGGCGGAGTTATAGTCAATGCCCCGACGGGCATGACCATTGAGACGCCTACTAGCGGCAACTCGCTGACCGTAAACTGCGCGGCCTTCGAGGGCGTGCTGTTCAACGGCGGCGGCACCTGCTTGGTTCAGATCACCGACACGACGCAGCCAGTCTTCCGCATGTACGACGGAACGGAAACCGTCGACCTGACGATGAGCAGCCATCAGGGCGTCCTGAGAACGCTCGGCGCGCACGCGCTGCTGCTGCTGACGAACAACACGACGCGCATAACGATTGATTCGATCGGCGCTGTCTCGATTAGCGCGCCGACCAGTGGCAATACCGCACTGACTGTAAACGCTAACGCATTTTACGGTATCACGGTAAACACTAACGACTCGCACCCCGCTTTATTTGCCAACGGGCCTGCCAGTACACAGATCGAAGTGTGGCAGATGGAGCAGTCAGGGCACACCGCGTGGCTCACGTATCAACCCTCTGGCAACAACGACTGTCGTCTGTATAATAGCAGCGTCGGCGACGCGATGATATGGGCTAGCACCGGGCAGGTAACGCTCAATGCGACCGCCGCACCGCATCTGTATATAAGCGAGAGCGGCGGGATCCCGACTCTCCAGCTCGCGAACGCGGGCGGCGTGGGAGCGGCGATCAAGTTCCTCGGCTCAAGCGCCGCGCAGGGCTACAACTTCCTTATCGGGAATCAGTATAACGTCAGCGGATGGCTGGAGATCACGCCGAGTACGGCGGCGGGCGGGAGCACGTTCACCACGCCCATGATAGAGCTTAACCCGGCGGCGCGGACGACGTTCTTCCTGGCGCCGACGAGCGGTTTCAACCCGGTAGACGCCACCGCGAACCACGCGAACGCCTACGTCGCCCGCATGAACGACGGCAGCGCCGCGCTGAGCGTGCTAGGTACCGCCGCGACGCAGACGGCCATATGGGAGCTGGCGCAGTCGGGGCAGACCGCGTGGATGATGTACCAAACTGCGAGCGATAACAGCATCCGCCTGTGGAACGCCAGTAGCGGTGACACGATTATATGTCATAACAACGGGCAGGTGTACATTCCCGCCGCCACCGGCGCGCTGCCGGGAAACGACGGGACTTTGACGGTCTACGGCAGTGCCTCTAATTATACAGCCTCGTTCTACGGCTCCTCGACCAGCGGGGGGTCGCTTGGCGTGCACATCGCCGCAGGGACCACAGTCGCAGACTACGCATTTGTCGTAGCTAATCAACCGTCTAATACTAACTACTTCCTAGTCCAAGGCTTAGGGGCTATTTTCGTCCCCTCTATCGGGACCACGGCCAGCGCCGCGAACGCGTTCATCAACAGCGCCTCCTCGCCGGTTAACTCGCTCCTGCGGTCGACGTCCTCGATACGGTACAAGACCAACGTAGTGAGCGTGGTGCCGACCGTCGCGTTGCCGACCGCACCGCTCGCGGTCCCGGCGGCCTCCACCGCCGTGGCGGCGATGCCAGGATTCGTACAGCCGGTGGCGTCGCCAGCGGCGAACCCAGTCACCGCGCTGCTGATGGCGATGCGGCCGGTGACGTACACGTCATTGTCCCACGACGACGACCCGACTACGCAGCACCTCGGCTTCATAGCCGAAGAAATGGACCTGATTGACAAGCGGCTCGTGCACTACAACGCGACGCCGCAACCAGAGAGCGTTCAGTACGAACGCGTAACCGTCCTGCTGGTGGCCTACATCCAGCAGCTTGAGAAACGGCTCGCCGCAGCGGGCATCAAATAGAGTGAGGAAAACACATGAGTGAAATATCCCAGGTCGTCGCTGACGCAGTAGCCGAAGCGCAAGCAATCGAGGCCATTCCGGCGCATGTCTACCAGAACATCGTCGTGATGCTGAAGCGCGTCAAGCTGGAGGGCGACGAGGCCGTGGCCTACGTCGAGGCGATGAGCCACCTTTCGCGCTTCCTGCCGAAGTCTGCCCAGAAGTAGCGCCATGGACCTGACGGCGATCTTCGAGTACCTGTTACCCCACGCGGGGATAGCGGGACTGCTTGCGGCCGCCGGAGGGTTTTGGCTGACAAGACACGAAAAGCAAGACGACAAGCGATTCGAGTGGCTCGCCAAGGAAGTCGAGACCATGAACAAGAAACTGGACGGATCACTACAACGATCCGACGACCACCACGCCGAAATCCTGAAGCTACTGATCAAACATGATAAGTAGCGGCACGGCGCTGGATCCGCGCATCGACCCCCGGCTCGCCCGGGACATCGACGCGGCGGAGGGTGACAGGCTGGCGGCGTACCAGGACACGCTCGGAAATTGGACGATCGGGCGTGGGCATCTTCTCGCCGGGAGCAACTGGGCCGGCTTCACCATCAGCCAGTCGGCCAGCGACAAGTTCTTCAGTGTCGACATCCTGCAGGCCATGGGCCTCGCCTCGAAGTGGGCGGAGCTGGAGAAGTGCGACACAGACTGCCGCAAGAACGCGCTCTATGAGATCGCCTTCAACATGGCAAACAAGTGGGACCAGTTCGTGCACGCCCGCGCGGCCATCCAGGCCGGCGACTGGCAGCAAGTGCACGACCAACTTCTCAACAGCCTCTGGGCCAAGCAGGTCCACGGGCGCGCGACCCGGATCGCGAATTACTTCTTGACCGGAGAGTACCCGAATGTGGCAGGCAATAACTAGCGTTGTGACGGGGCTCGTGAGCCCGATCACCACCGCCATCACGCGCAACAAGGAACTCAACGTCGCCCAGCATCAGGCGGACCTTGCCGCCGTCCAGGCGCAGGGCCAGCGAACGGCGGACCTGATCTCCAAGGGTATGTCGGACGACGCCGCGTGGGAGCTGGAGTCACTGAAGCGCGGCGGAATGTTCGCGCGTCACTTCGAGCTGATCGTGGTGACCATCCCAGTCGTGCTGTGCTTCCTCGGTCCGCGCTATGCCGCGCTGGTGAAGGATGGCTTCTCTGCGCTCGCCACTACGCCCGTGTGGTTCCAGACCGTGTTCGTGTCCATCTTCATGGCGAACTACGGCATCCGCGTGTGGCGCAGGAACCAGAGTGACACTTAAGTCCCTCGGCTTCTTTCTCGGTCAGGTTCCGCAGCTGTTGGCGGCGGTGCTCGGCTGGTTCATTCTGGCGCTGCCGTGCGCGCTCGGCGCCTACGGCATGCACGGCGTCAAGTCCAACAAGGTCTGGCCGGCGCCGTGGCAGTACCTCAACGGCCGCGAGATCGACACGTGGAACTGGAACTGGCTGAATGCGTGGTTCGGCAACCCGGAAGACGGCGTCAGCGGCAAGACAGCGCTAGTGTGGGACGACAGCGGGCACCTAGTGATCTACAACCCGACCGGCTCGCGCTGGTCCGCGTACTGCTGGAGCGCATGGCGCAATAGCAGTGACGCCCTCAAGTATAAATTCCCCCAGGAATAGTCATGGCAGATGTCACTGCGATCAACGCGCCCGGCGCACCCCCTCCCGCCAGCAGCGGCGTCGTAAACGCCCCGGCCACGGGAAGCGGCACCAACACCGGCAGCACGACCGACAACTTCATCAGCAGCCTACTGTCGACGGGCGGGCAGATCTACGGCTCGCAGAACGCCGCAGAGGCAGAGACCAACGCCGACCTCGCCGGGATCACGACCCAGCAGCAGGCGCTCGGCGCCAGCACGGCGTCACTCAGCCCCTACACGCA